GTAGTCTCCGGTATTGCTACGACCGCTCGGGTTGTTGCAGGAGTCGACCGACATCTTCGGCCCTCGATCGAAAGTCACGCCGCCGACGTTCGCCGGGGAGTCCGGAGGCGGGTTATCGTTCACCGCGATCTCCTGAACGGCCGCCTTGATGCGGTCCATCCGACCCTCGGCGAACTTCCAGAGGTCCTTCAGGTAGTTCTCGCCGATCTTGGCCGCCAGCTCGGGCTTGCGCGAGTACGCGAAGAACCGCAGGTACGCTAGCTCGGCGTCCACCAGCAGCATCGACACACTCGCGGGCTGCTCGCTCGGCAGACCCCCCTGCCCGTAGATGGGCTGGAGGTTCGACGTCACCTCGGAGTGCGCCTTGCCCCAGCAGAGGAGCAGCGACGGGTTCGCGTCTGCGATGGCCCCCTCGTTCTCGTGCTGGAACAGCGAGAGCAGCGTCTGGCGCGGGAACTCGGCCCGCACCTGCTCGATGGTGGCGTAGGTCGAGGCGCTCATCGCGCGCGTACCGAGCGGCGCATCGCGCGTCTCATCACCTCGGGCTCGTCGAGAAGCTGGGTGGGCTTCTCCTTGCTCGGACGGTCCTCGACAGAGCCGAGCGGTCTCGCGTCCGGGCCGAAGTGAGATTGCCCCGCGGCCACCAGCGCGCAGTTGATGGTCGTCGCGGGGCTCATCCGAGAGTGCTTTACGAGCGCGGGCCCGTGACGGCGTTCATGTTCGCGACCAGCTTGGGCTTGACGTGCACCTTGCCGACGCGCGACGGCTTGGTGTCGAGCGGCTCGATCAGGTCGTCGTCGAGAAAGCGCATCGCGTCCTCGTCGCCGAAGTAGACCTCGTCGCCCATCTTGGCCTGCTCGGTCCTAGGCTCGCCCTCTTTGACCGAGCCGTCCGGGTTCTTCCACTCACTCTCGGGGAGCGGCACCTCGATGCTGCCGTGGATGACGCGGTACGTGCCCGCGAGCTTGCGCTCCTTGGCCGTGCGCTTGAACTCCCCCTCGTCGCGCGGGACCTTCTTCAGGATGCGGGCGAGGACGGGCGGCGTACGCTTGACGGGCTGGGGAATCGCTGCGGCGGCTGAGGCTTTCATCGGCTTCTCTTCGGTCTGTCGTTTTCGGGGCATTTCGGGGAGTCCTCCGTAGGGGAGGATGGCGCCGAGCTACTCTTCGAGCTTGCGACGCGAGCGCTTCGGGGCGCCCGGCGCGGTGGAGTCGCCCGCAGGCTCTTCGGGGCTCTCGGGGAGAGCTTCCTGCGCCTGGGGGTCTGCCGGCGCGTCCTGGGGCATCGTCGGCGGAGCATCGGGTGCTCCTGGGTCGAGCACGGGCGGTAGGTCCTCGGGGTCGCCCGACTCTCGGATGGCCTTGAGCGCGTCCTGGACGGCCTCGCGCTCGGCCTGCTCGGCATTCGAGACGTGCTTGCCGAAGTCGCGCTCGACCGCGGCGTCCGAGATGTCCTTCGGGCAGTGCGCTCGCCAGCACTTCGCTGAGCAGCACCGGAGGCGCGTGCACTTCGGGCAGATCTCTTTCCCGTCCTCATCGACAGCGACGGCGTGCCCGCCCGCGACGAGCGAGACCGCGTCCGCGTGCGAGAGCGTGACAGTCTCGCCGGCCTTGTGCAGGGTCTGCCCGAGCGCGAAGTGGGTCTTGAGCTTGTGCGGACCCGAGAGGTCCTCGAACTTGGGCATGACGGGTGCGGTCTCCGAAACGGGGAAGCTTGAAAACTGGTTTTCGAGACGGGGGCGCGCGAGGAGCGAATCCTCGGAGGACTCAGCTCCTCGCGCCGGAACTCACAGGTGCGCGCCGCTGATGTACCCGCCGACGTAGCCCGAGGTCATCACCTCGATGTCCGAGTGCACGACCACCACCTGCGTGCCGCCGCGCGCGCCGCGCTTCGGGTCGAAGTACGTGCGCACGAGGAAGCCCGCCGAGAGCGAGCCGTCCGGGGTTGCGCCCTCGGCGCCGCTCCAGCGGAACGTGCGCGACGTCGCGACGTCCATCTGCGAGGTGAGGTCGCCCGTGTTGTGCAGGAGCACGACGTTGTTGCCCCACACGTACGTGAGGGCGCCGCCCGTCACGTACTTCATCATCGCCGTGTAGATGGGCGGGAGGCGGAGCGTCGAGGAGATCTTGCCCGGGTCGGGCAGCCCGTCGACCGAGTCCTTGTAGGTGAAGTACTTCTGGACCTGCGGGCTCCGGAGGAAGTCGTGCTCGACCAGCTCGCTCCAGAGGATGCCGGTGACCGGGAGGTACGAGTTCTCGATCGCGTTGTGCAGGTTCTTGACCGGGTCGGCGTTCGCGCCGCCGTCCCACTGCGAGCCCGCGGCGAGCGCGATGACGTTGCCGCTGTTCCAGTTGCCGCTGGTCTGCAGCAGGTTCATCACGCGGTACTCGCGCTCCAGGCGCAGGGCGTCGATCACGACCTGCGTGAGCTTGACGAAGGGCCGCAGCGGCGTGTCCGCGTTCGCCACCACCTCGGTGGGCATGAAGCCCCCGAGCACGTACTGGATCGTCGTGTAGGTGCTCGAAGAGAGCGACGGGTTGATCTCCCCGCCCGCGGCGCCCGGCGCGCCCCCCGTCGGGAGCTTGCGCTGGAAGTCCGTGTTCTGGTTCCAGGTGTAGTAGACGTCCGCCTGCTTGGGGACGAGCATCACCGGGCTGGCGACGTCCGCCATGCCGTCGGCGATGCGGTAGCCGGCCGCGTAGTTCGGCAGCGTCGCGTTGGTGTGCACGTCGCTCGGGGCGAGGTCCATCTGGACCAAGCGGCCGTTCACGTTCTCTTTGCGCCCGGTCGAGTTCGCGCGCTGCTGCGAGTAGTGAAACGCCGCGCCGTCCGAGAGCTGAGCGCGGTGGATGAGCGTGCCGTCCTCGTTGCGGACGGGCTTTCCGTTCTCGCCCTCGACCACGTCGGTCTCGTACATCTGGCGGACGTACTTCAGGCCCTCGGCGTCGCCGTAGACCTTGCCGTCCGAGAGGTTCACGAACTCCTGCGTCGAGATGAGCCCGTAGCCGCCGTCGGTGCGCGGGCGGGGAACGTCGCGAAGGAGAGTCAGTCCAGTGCCGGCCATTTGATTGAATCCTTTTCCAGTTGAGGGGGAAACGAGAGAACCGCAGCGCCGGCAAAGGCCTGCGCGAGAGACGTCCGAATCGAGGGGGGTTGAGAAAGAACGGCGGGGAGGAGGATCGATCCTCCTCCCCGCAGAGGGTTCAGGTCGCGCCGCGCGGCATCAGGTGCACGAGGATCGGGTCGCCGGCCGTCGCCGCCGCGGTGAGCGCCTGGCCGATGTACGGGTCGCCGGCCGTGTAGGCGATGACGTCGCCGGAGGTCGTTCCGCCCGGGCCGACGAGGACGCCCGCCGTGATAGCCGCCTGCGCGATGCACCACGCGCAGCCGAGAACCTGCACGCGGCCGTAGCCGCCCGCGGGGATGTCCTCGATGACCACGCCGAGCGGGATGTCGGTGACGGCGGCGGTGAGGACGACACCGACCGCGGCCTGCGTGCCGCTAATGAGGTTGCCGGTGTCGATCTTGACGAGCGGGCCCTGGCCCTGCGAGCCGAGCGCGAACGCAGTGCCGCTCGTGTTCTTGACGGGCATCTCGGCGATGCCGAGCGGGAAACGAGACACCTGATAATCGGTCGCGGCCATCTGCGTGGTCTCCTAACGAGGTTCGGAAATGAGGGGGCTTTCGAGCGAGGCGCCGGTGCGGTGCCCCCTCGGGAGAGGAGTCTTGAAAACTGGTTTTCGAGCCGAGGCTGCGGAAGCGCGAGCGGACGCTCTAGGCGAGAGCGCCCGTGATGATTGCGCCGATCTGGTTCGAGACCATCACCTCGATGTCGTCGTGCGCGACCACGATCCAGTCAGAGCCCGTGCCCTGCGGCTCGGTGAACTCGCGCACCAGCACGCCCTCGAAGCGGTAGCCGTCCTTCACCGCGGAGTCGGCCGCGTCCCAGCGGAACGTCACCGACGTCGGCAGGGCGTCGATGTCTTTCGGCACCCGGACGAGCGGGACGTTCGCGTTGCTGCCGGCCGTCCAGCCCGGGGCCCACACGTACGAGGGGACGCCGGCCGCGAGGTACTTGGCGCGCGCGAACAGTACCTTCGGCATCTCGCCGCCCGACTGAACGTAGTCGCGCATCGCGGTGCTGTTCGCGTTCTGGTAGAAGTACTGGGCGGCCACCTCGGGCATGATCAGCACGTTCGCCGGCATGTACGAGAGCCCCAGCGCGCCGAACATGTCCGTGAGCGGGTTCGCCGTCGTGCCGCCGTTCCACTTCGCGACCGCCGCCTGCCGGTTGTTGGCCGCGAAGTTCGCGCCCGTGATCAGCAGCTGCGCCACGCGGTACTCGCGCATCAGCGTGAGCTTTTCGACCAGGTAGTGCGTGGCGCGCGCCTTCAGGTCGAAGTCGGCGTTCGCCACCGTACCGCGCGGGATCTTCGCCGCGAGCGCGTAGCCGACCGTCGTGAACGTCGTCGGCTTGAAGAACGGATTGACGACGGGCGGCGCCCCGTCGAGCGTGCCCGTGGCGACCACGAGGTTCGTGGCGTCGAGCACCGACTCGCCGTAGAAGACGCCCTGGTTGTGAGAGACGCGCCGCACGGGCGAGACGACATCGGCGACGCGCTCGCCGTCCATGATGCCGAACGACGCCTGCGTCGCCGCCGTCGAGACGTCACTCGGGGCGAGGTCCATCAGGTAGGGCTCGTCCCTCTTCGGCCCCTCGGTGGGCCGACCGCCCGAGAGGTCGAAGGCCGCGCGCCGCGCGAGCTTGAGGGAGCGCGCGTCGGCTTCCCTGGTGGACTCGCCGACGCGCTTGCCGTTCGCGTCCTTGGCGACCTCCCCGTCGATGTAGAAGACGACCTTGCCGTCGAGGTCCTTGACAGCGATCGGCATCTTCTTCGTTCCTTCGAGTGCGTTCGAGCGGGGGAGGATTGAAAATTGGTTTTCGAGCGCCCGGGCTTTACGCCGAGGCCTTCGCGGGCATCGTCATCTTGCCGACGAGGATGAGCGAGGCGTTCGAGCAGGCGTCGGCGTAGGACTGGCCGTGGTCCGACATGAGCTTGGCGGTCAGCTCGCTCGCCGAGAGGATCGGCTTCTCGACCTCGGGGCGCTTCTCGGCCGGCACGATCGTGCGCAGCAGGTGGCGCTGCTCGGCCGGGATCGGCGGGTACATCTTGTTGAACGACTCGCGCGACGAGCGCGCGAAGTCGAGCAGCGCGGGCTTGTCGCTGAGCGAGAGCCCCTTCTTGTCCGCGTACGTGGCGATGGTCTCTTCGACGTCGCGCACGAGGTCGGCCTCGTTGCGCTTGATCTTCTCGTCGAGCAACTTCACGTTGTCGGCGACGAGGCGCAGGACGACCGCCTTCGGCAGCTCGTCCTTCAGGGCGACCGTCGAGACGGCGGTGATGATTTCGAGCAGGTCCGCGTTCGCCGTCTCGGCGTTCTTGACCGACTCGCTGCCCTTCGCGACCGTCTCGCGCAACTGCACGACCTCGGCTTCGAGCGCGATGCCCTTGTCCGTCAGCGTCTTGACGTCAGCTTCGAGCGCCGCGCTCTTGTCTTTGAGCGTCTTCGCCTCGTCCTGCGCGTCCTTGAGAAGCTTCGGGTCCATCGTATTCGTCTCCGGTTCGGTTGCGGGGGTTGAGGACTGCTCGACGGCAGCCGGGGTCTTGTCGCTCATCAGGGAGGGGTCACCCGCGGCATCGAGGTGCTCGTCGATCTTGTCGAGCACGTCGTCCCAGGTCATGCCGATCGACGAGTCGCCGAGGAAGTCCCGGAGCGGCAGCAGGTGCCGCTTGATGTCGACTCCCTCGTTGAAGCCGTCCTTGTCGCCGTCGCGGTCCGCCTGGTAGTGCCCGCGCAGGACGTTGAGGCGGTCCTTGCACTCGGCGGCCCCCGCCATCTCGTGCATGCCGAGGCAGGCGCGGATCGCGGGCATGTACTCGTTCGGGTGGTGCGCCATCGAGAGGTCGAAGGCGCTCTCGCTCGTGAGAGCCGCCGTGTCCTTAGCGGCGCGCAGGCCGTCGAGCCCGGAGAGAAACGGCTGGTTCGTGATCGCGACGCTGGTGAGGCGCGCGCCGACCTTCACGCCGGTGATGGTGTCCTTCGAGTCGAACCGGATCGCAGGACTCAGGAAGGCGAAAGCGCCGTCGAGGATCCCCTCGCGTGCGTAGTCGCGCCACTCGGTGAGCCCCCAGAGCCCCCCGATGCCGCGGTTGTCAATGCGGTGCACCCAGCCCTGAGCCGGCGCGCCCGTGACCGGAATCGAGCCCTCGGTCGCGTCCTGCTCGGAGGCGTGCTCCATGTCGTACTGGATCGGGATGCCCCGGCGCTCGAAGTTCGCCTTGATCTGCGCGAACGTCACGGGCGTCATCTCGAACTCGCCGGACGGGTGGCCCTTCCAGGCGCCCACCTCGGCGAGCTGCACCCAGACGAGTTTCTTCGGCGTGCCGTCCTTCCAGCACGGCTTGCCCTTCAGCTTCACGCCCACGCTGGCCGGGTCGACCTCGTTCGCGTCGACGACGATCTGGCGCACGTCGCGCAGGGCGAACTCGCCCGAGCGCAGCACGGTGACGCTCTGAGCGCCGTCGGCCGAGTAGGAGATCTTCTCGTTCATGTTGTGCCGCACGTGCAGGGCTCCTCCGGGCGCGAGGTCGGCCCGTACGTGAATCGTTCCTTTGCCGTGGCCGGCCGGCGCCTTCTTCGCCGCCTTCTCGGGAGACGGCGCGCCGGGCTTGCTCGGCGCGAAGGTGGCCGACATCGCCCCGGCATCACTCAGCGTCTTGAGCGAGT